CTTTCCTTCTCATTTTTCATTCCTTCCACAATGGGAGCATGCAAAAAGCCCATTTCCTGAGCGGCTTTTGCATTCTCGGGGTTCAAGATAAATTCAACATAATTCGCAAAATTATTGTCGAATTGGGCGCGTTCCTGAGCGGTCAAAGACTCAAAGCCGCTTTTAACAGCGGCTACTTTTGATTGTGCAGAACGAAAATCATCCATAGAACTGAAATCACCAAATTGGGCCGCCTCAAGGCGGCCTGCTGCGGGATCAATACCAGTAGCGGCATAACGCCGCAGGTAATAATCAATCGTCGTCTCTTCTAACGAACTCTGATCAGTCTGAGATGGCTCAGTAAACAAAATGCCGTGCGAGGGTGCTCGTACGGCTTTCGAATAAGGTGTTCTAAAGTGGCACATAAATTCACCATAATAAAAACCCCGCGCGGGGAGATCGGGACCGCGCGGGGAAAGGATCACGCCTTTTCAGGCGGGATTGTGGAGAGACCGGTAACAACTAAAACAGGCATCCAAGGACACGGGGAATCAGGATGCTCATCGGCGGGCTTAAGTGAACCAATTTCATCATCAAAACCGCCAATCAAATACAGGTCATAGTCTTCAGGATGATGAGCCAACGGCGTCTGAGTATCGTGGCAGGCATCAACAAAAGATCGAGAGGCTTCGCCCTCGTTACGAGCAAAAAACGGCTTTAAGAAATACTGCGCTTTCTTATCACGAACTGCAAAGAGTTTCATTTTTTCAGATCCTTTTTTAATTCAACATAACTACCAATTTGTTGCATAGCCTCAAGCGGGCGTAGCAACTTCCTGAAACGCAACTGTTGGCACTCTTCCTTAACTGCCATCCGGTCGGGCCCGAACTCGAGAGGCTTAGCAAGTTTTGTTTCACGTGAAACATTAACGCGTCTTGCCTTTATTGTCAAAACGTCATCCTCACGGGCGCGAACAAGCTGTTTTTCATAATAACGCGGCATTGTCGCTAAATGACCGTTAGAAAGTACGCGGCCTTTATGCGCAATAACGTCATCCTGATACTTATCGACCCAAGCAGAGCCAATACCGGGCTTACGAGACATAACAATGAATTCCGGCTTACGGTGGAAAATTTCACCTGTCTCAGGGTCAATAACTGTGTAATGATCCTCAGCGGCGTCGCCGTTCACTTTCTTAGTCACGTACCTAGCAACGTAAGCACAAGATTCAAAAGTCACATCACCAATATTGGTCATACCATGGGCCCAAAGGGTCTCTAGCTGGAGAGAAATATAAGTTTGGCAACCACTTCCGGTTTTCTTGAAAGGCACCTTGTCAGGGAAGTCATAACCGAAAAGGATTACATGATAATGCGGGCGGCCTAACTGCTCGCCATACTCGCCACAGGCCATGTAACGAACTTTAATAGGGTAGATGGCTTTGCGAAGACGCTTAAAGAAGTCCTGAAGGTCCTTCAGGACTAGAGAACCGCCGGGCGGCGGGTCCTTATATGTCAGCGTTAAAAACGCTGAATGGTCATGCGATTTTAGTTCATGCATACACCGCACAGCCCATTGTCTTGAGCGTTCCAGACGGCAGCCTATACAACGACCACAGGGAACCTCGACCACTTGGTCGAGGAGTCCAAAACGCGGGTTACTCACAAGCGGCCAACGGCCGGTTTCCTTGTTCCGGCCTGCCTTCGCTCGGTAGAGCTTCAAAGGATGATAACAAGGCACAGCTTCGCTCCTTTATTGCACGCGCACGCGCGAAACGCACGCGCACGCGCATTCATACGCTCGCGCTTGGTGCGGTCATGTGCACGGTCTGCACTTTAGCGCGACGACTCAGGTCGCGCGTTATGGGTGCAAATCGGTCTACCGCTTCAGGGGCGGGGGCGCGCCCGCCCCTGGACCCCGCGCGTTACTCGAATTCGCCTTCGCTTCGCTACGGCGTCTCCGATTTTTTTTGCAGTAATCAAAAGACATTGAACCCCCGCATAGCGGGGGCCGTCCTGTTTGGGTTTAAAGCCTGAAACCGCCGCGGGGGACCGCGGTTCTCAGGTTGAGGCTGCGGGTGCGGGCCGCTGTGCGGCTGAAGATGCGCTTAGACGCGCGTCTGCTGATTTTATGACGACGGCGAGACATGATTAAGAAATCCCAAAAAATTGTTTGAAGAATTTGACAGCAGTGTCAAATAGATGAACTAAAAGCGTCCACCAGTCATTTTCATGCAAAGCCATTTAATGCACCTCCAAATTAGATAAGCACCAAGAGAAACAATGCCAAGGGAAATAAGCCAATGCCAAATAGTGAGACTTCCCATATTAGTGACCTCCAAAAAGCAAAGAACCAAACTGCTGAACACCGCCAAGCAACGAACCAGCAGGACCTAAAGCATTCTTATAAAGCTCAGTTTGATACATATTAACCATATCATTACGAACTTTAGAATCATCCATCATACGAGCATTAAAAAGCATAGGAATATAGTTAGCAGTATTAACCCTATCTGCTTGAGCACGAAGAAGAATAGAAGCATTCCGTTCTTTATGAGCTTGATAATCTAAAAGATTTTCCTGAGCCTTAAGAACGTTTTCCTGCTGTTCTTGATTACGAATTCCCTGAAGGGTAGACAGCATGTCAATAATATTAGGCGCTTCAGAATGAGCATTCTGAGCAACAGCAACCGAAGGCAGGTTAGCGCCATTGCCGCCAGTGGCGGACAAAATCGGATTCAAACCAGCAGCGCGAAGGTCAGCAACTTCCCATTGATGCGCGGACTGGGCCGCCTGTTTCTGACGGCTCCACGCTTTATTAGCCTGATAATTGCTAAACAGGAAATCAGTAGCCTTATTCGCAACTTGTCCAGCAATCTGGCCAAAGATAGCACCGAAACCCATTTAAGTCACCTTAGAAATGATCGACCAGACCCGGCACTGAGTAAACAGGCATCGGGCGAATACACTTCAAATCAAACCAAGCATCCAAAATAAACTGCGGTTCAGACTGAACAGCCACAACACGATGCACGGGCGGATTGTCCTGAATGAACTGACTGGACAACGTAGGCAGGGAATCGAACTTCTGCGCAAGATGCCAAATATCGAGCGTCTGCGGGTCAGTACTTCTCATTTTGCCAGTAATGACAGAAGGCGAGTAACGATATTCCGCAAAGCGTTCTTGATAACCAAATACTTGATCGTCCGCAGCAGTACCCTGAGCATAAATTTCTTTATTCAAAATAGCCTGCTCACCAAGATGAGCCAACACAGGGAAATAGAAATCAAGACGCGATTTACGCGACCACATACGGTTAACACCCTGCTGATACGAAAGATCGGCACGGACGTTAACAAGACCGATGATATAGCCATGTTCTACAAACGACTTAGAAAAGCCATGGAACGAATCACCGAACAGACCAAAAGCAGACAAGTTAGCCTGCGGGGTCACATCATTCGTAGCGGCAGTCTGAGCAACTGAATTCATCAAAATTCGGGTACTAGAGCCGCCAAGATATTCGGGACGCTGTAAACGAGCATCAGGCGAAACAACGCCAAAATGCGACCGAAGAATTTCTGTATAACGGGTACCGCCTCGGGCGTCACGCTCGAGAAGCTTTTGAACCTGAAAAGCCTGGCGAAGATCGTTAATGGTCAGGCCCGCGCCAGTTTCGCCAACAAACTTAAGTGTAGGAAGTGAAATCGGCGAATTAACAGAAGCCTCATTCGCATTTAAACCAGCGCCGGCATACATCCAAGCATCACCGGGCGGGTACAAAGTACCTTGAGGATAAGCAGGGTCTTGGTTTTCGCCAGTTTTAATCGGCGGGGTTAAAGTAATTTCGCTCCGAGAAACAACCGAGGAAGAAGGAGCCAAAAATACACGATTGTTAGGATTAGCAATCCGATAGAACTTCTGTGCATAGTTGCCGCCCGCCTTAGCAGTCGCGGTATAAGACTGGTCTTCCCATTCAATCGGACCACCTACGCCGAAATTGACATCGACCGCATCACCTTTCTGGGGCCAAGGGAGGGCAGAGGTGAAATAGTCATGGTACTTATTACGGCGAAGAAGCGTCGAACCGTTGGAATTTGTGTCATTCCAGTCACCAACGGGGTCGTCCTTGTGAGTTGCTGCAGGAGCCCAAGCGCCTACACGCTCCTGCAGATTCTCATCACGGAACCACTCATTAAAGATCAACTGATAAGCACGGAACGGAAGCGAAGAAACCGAAAGGCCTTTAACACTCGTCGGAATGCCGAAGTAGTCGGCCACAGAGCCAACAGCGAAACCAGTGTTACCTGCAACAGTCTGAGGAATCAAATAATCAGTGGAATCACCGGGGTTATCCTGCTGACCCATGAAGTTTTCCCAATGCTTCCAAACGAGTCGATTAGGAACGAAGAAAAAAAAGGTTTCAAGGTAGAGATTGTCCATGAAAGGCACAATCGGCGTAGCTAGACGACAGAAGATGGAACAATTGAGCTTAAACGAATCACCGGGCAGGACCTCATCCACATAGAAAGGGACGAGGTAACCGGAATCAAAAGTAGTCTTGTAGTCGTGAGAACGGTTAAAGACACTACGCTGAATCTGAGCGCGGGGAATCGCTGAGAAGCGATTAAAGGAAGCGCCCTGACGGGCTACGGTATGTTTAGACATTGTTTAATCCTATCGGTGGAATTTCTCTTGGTGTCACTCGGCACATTTACAACAAGCAGGGACGATGTGCCGAGACTATTAACGGCGTCTACGAGGACGCCTTTTCGCCGTCGACAGGCGACGGCTGAGAGACTTCCGGAGCATTCGCTTCAGCGGGCTGACTTTCCTTCTCATTTTTCATTCCTTCCACAATGGGAGCATGCAAAAAGCCCATTT